GACTGCTTTGTCTGGTGGTGCTGCTGCATCCGGTGGTGCTGCTGCGACTGCTGCGACTGCTGCGACTGCTGCGACTGCTGCGACTTCTGCGCCTACTATTTCAGGTACATCCGGTGGAGCTAGAGGGAAAAAAAGCCGACGAAACCGTAAACACAAAACGAGCATATCTCGAAGACGACGCTAACATTTCTTATCTGCTAACGACATTTCATATCCTATACTGCGTAGCCGTGATTCCGGAAGAATACGCGAGCAGATACTCATCGATTCCAACTCCTGTAAGAACAACTTATAGGCGTAGGGAACCCGAATTTGCGCGAAGTCCGTTGTTGTCTTACACGACGAACAATTAAATATACCCGCCTTCGGATTGACTAACCCGATAATACCACACGATTTACACACGAAGCATTGGAAATTATCGGATTTCTCCATCATGATTTCTTTGAGGAATTCCGATGCGCCATGAGCGACGATACAATTGCCCATTATGACAGGTACAGATGCCTTGATAACAATGTTGTCTTTTGTTTCCGCGCGTCGCGCAATAATAAATCCGTGGGGTACATTGACACACCAAGTGCGACCGTTGTACGGCACTTCTTTTGTATCCCGAGAATGACGCAAACTTGGACGAGCGTACGTAACACCCTCCGCATACGATACGCGCCAATTCGTATGCGTGGCTACAATCGGTATTCCGTGTCTACTTGTACCTCTTACAGTTCCTTCAATATACTCTGCGCGAAACCGTGGCGCATATCCAGCATTCAGACATACTCGCATAATTTCATCACGGAAACGAACAGATGACGTGTAGATAATGTTGCCTTTGCCGGCTTCACAACCGATGGCAGCTTCGCTGCCGAAAGCGCGACGAAGACCGCTAAGAATAGACCGCAGATGTATCTTCCCCAATGACCACACCCAAGATGCAAACCACTTTGCGGATTTCACAGTTTCAGGTTTAAGATGAGACGATGATTCAGTGGACACTTCCGCATACTCATCAGATTCGTGACTCGGTTCTTCGGTACTTAGAGTACGAGCACCCGCCGCTCTAGCTGCGACTGTAGTAGGACGGTGCAGAAGTGGATTACCCGTCTTGTATTTATGGCGATACTCGGTCAAGAAGAATTGAGTCCACGCTCCATCAATTACGTAAATCTTATGTTCTTTACCGCTACCCACCGCGCCAGAACCACGCGTATAATGCGTTCCTTCAGAAAGACCCAGTACTTCAAACATTCCTATCAGCCACACTACATCGTGTTCCTTCACAATAGAGAAGTGTACTGCGTCACGACCGCCGTATGCTTTGAACATTAGGCTTCCGTCGCCTAGCCAATACCCATAGACTTCCATAAACGCTGTGATTTGTTCGGATGTGTTGAGACGCAGAGATTCAATGAAAGGTAGGAATGTTTCAGTGACGCGAACACCTCCCGAAGCGTGTGAAAGTAGTTGAATCGCATCGCGTGTATCTCCACTGATAAGAGTATTCGCTTTGACTTTGGAGTAATCACCGGACCACGTAATATTGCGCGAGGGGCTTGAACGTCCATTTCTCACATACATATCGTGCTTCGGCGTTACAATTAAGGAAACTCCGTTGCTGTGACAACTCTTTGACTCGGCATCTTGAAGACCACGTGCTTTGGGAGACCGTCCGTGTGGATCACTGTCTGTCGTCCAGCGATATGCTTCGTGTTCGTGTGTAAGTTCAATCATTGTTTGCTCCTTCGCCGGTTTCACAATTAGTTCATTCGCCTTCTCGTAGACTAGTTCCTTGGTCGCAGGGTCGTAACTACCAATGAGGAGACTGTCGTCCGTGATTGATTCAATCTGTTCCAAGAACATAAATCCCTTGTTTGTGAGAATCTGCATATCTTCCGATAAACAATCCCGCTCCATTTCTCCAAAACGCAGACCACCATCACGCGCCCTACCTTCTGCGGGTTGCCGCGTGAGCATAACGAGTGGTCCGCTCGATCTTGAATGTATCTTATCTTCAACCATATGTTTCAATCTCTGATAGAAGATCGGACCCATAAAGATACTCGTCGCTATTTGCTTACCGCTCGTACCACAATAGAGCACTTCATTCGTGTAAGGCTCTAATCCAAGGTTATCACGAAGCATCTTAGACAGCCCGTCGACTGAAACATCCGTAAACGGTGAACCATCACCGACAGCGCCGATTTCGCAGCAGATACGACCCATCAGCGTTTCCATTAAATGTGCAATCGTCATACGACTCGGAATACAATGCGGGTTAATAATAATATCCGGTACAATACCCGACGCAGTCTGTGGCATATCTTCCGGTTGTAGAATCATTCCCATCGTACCTTTCTGCCCGTGGCGGGAGTTACCGCACCAAACCGGCATACCGTTACGACGTACATAAATCACACCTTCACCCTCAACTTCACAGCACGCAACTTCACCCTTATAATATTTGTAGGAATCCTGGCGACCCCATTCATTCACGACAGCATTACGAGATTCGTACATAAAGACCCTCCATGTGAAATTCGAAATACGCTCTGCGTACGAAGCAAACCCCGCGTGAAGACAGACTTGTTGAATTTTGTCTTTCATAAGCGCAGACGATGTTGAGTATGCACCATCGTACCAGTCTTTCGTAAGTTTGAGTTCGCGGAGTATTATATGTGCGCTTTCGCGAGAAATATCCTCAACAATACACGTCATGAGATACCGTTCAATATCACGCAACCCAGGGCGCGCATAGATAATCCGCGGTTCATACGAATCTGCGGTTTTCGTATAATATCTCTTTGCTCCAAACACATCCTCTGCGAGTTCAATACGATACGCATCCGGCGCTGACGGTGTAGCGACATACATACGATGATTCGGTGTGACCAATAAATCGACTTCTCCGTTTTGAATACAATACATATTTCCGTCGTAATCGTAACGCAAAATTTTCTTTGGTGCCGTATAGCGAAGTTCCTTACCCTTCGCGCTGTGAAAGAGTGTCGCAACACGATCGCTCAGCCGAAGTTGGTTGAAATATTTCCAGCCGTCCGCAGTGAGCACTTCGGTTTCCGTATCGTAGCAGCAAAACTTATCACCAATCGTCGGAATACGCTCCGAACGTACGCGAATCTTGACAAACGAGAATCCTTCGCCGTTACGACCGCGATAAATCTTATCGACGAAACCCGTTTCATTATTTCGTAACATCTTCGACGAGTCGCGAAAGCGTTTTCCACCCGCTGCTTCGACTGCGACCGCCGCTGCCGCCGCCGACATTGACGCAAGAGAACTGTGGGAAACACCGGCTGCCATTGCACCTTCTACCGCCCGTAGGCGAATCGGTACGACCTTACCAATCAGAACATCGTCATTATCTACAAAGGTATTTTCTGGTACGATACCATCAGGACCGAGTTTTTCGTAATTCGCGAGTTTCATATGTTTCGTGAGTGCCGTATCCGGCTTACAGAATCGCTCCTCTTCACCACTCGCCTGATTCTTTTTCTCCTCATCCTTGTACGTACGATAGAAGATAGAACGAAAGAGCCCACGGTCAAGTGACGCGCGATTCACCATGACCGAATCCTCTTGATTGTATCCGCCGTATGTCATAATCGCAACAACAATATTATTGCCCGAAGGCATATCCTGCGCCCGATAATACTTACTCATATACGGTGAAACGAGTGGTCGTGCCGTAGTACAGAGTAAGTTACTCATCGTATCCAAACGCTCCGTGAAATTGAGCGCATAGACTCCCATCGCCTGTTTTCCCATCGCCGCCTGATACGCATTACGCGGGCTCTGATTATGATCAGGAAACGGAATATTGGACGCCATCGTACCAATCATCGTGGACGGATGAATTTCAAGATGCGTATGGTCGTCCGCAAGAAACCCAAGCGTCTTCGCAATATACAAACCCTCCGATTCAAACGCATCTACATATTCAATGAGATTCTGACCGCTCGGTGACTTCCATTGTAGAACCGCGTTCCATGAATTGTAGAGTTCCCACGGTGTCTTACATCCTGTACGAAGAATTTCACGAATCGTGGACGCAACGAGTAGGGGTCTTACAAGGCGACCACCTTCCGTATTTATCCAAATCTCCTTGAAACTCGGATTGAAGCCGATTGACGTAAATATATTGATTATACCCGCACGCTTTGCTTCAATGAGCGTTTTCACCGACGCATACATATCTTCGGCTTTCGCAAGCGTACCGACCCACGCGCCATTAATATAGACACGCAGACCCGCGTGTTTCTCTGCAAGTTCCGAATCCGGTAGATTCTTCATTCCTAGGACATCGTAGAGAATACGTAAAACAGGAAAGGGTGAACTCGGTAGCGTAATTGAACACGTAGATGCTAAGTTTTTCACAACACCGACCGAATGACCTTCAGGCGTTTCTGCGGGGCAGATAAATCCGTAGGATGTTCCATGAAGTTTTCGGGGCGGAATGAGTTTACCCGTTTTCTCAATCGGCGTAGAAAGCCGGCGAAGATGACTAATACCGCTTAAGAATGTTAGGCGATTCATGACTTGACTGATTCCCGTTTTCGTACCCATTTTTCCAATCTGAAAATTTCCCGTAGCAAGAGATGACCGCATTCCGACCTCTACAATCGTCGTTTTCAGGATTTTATAGACATTCGTCGTATTGATAATATTTTCAAACTTACCCGACGCTTTCCACGCACCGTTGTGAATCTCCTTCGTAATCGTGGATTTCATATCCTTAATAACCTTCGTACCAAAGAAGAAACGGAATAAGTTACCAAGAAGATTTCCTGGTAATTCAACTTTCTTATTGGGATAGCCATCACGGTCATCGTAGGGTAGTTTATTATGATAGACGTCTAGAACTTTACGCGTCATTGCCGCAAGGAAACACGCTTTTTCGTACATCATAGTTGCTCCGCCAATATGCGGTAGAAGTTCTTCCGCGAGGATTTCGCTAATTTGGCGTTCCTTCGGCGATTTCACAGTTCCCAACGTAGATGCCGAAAGTTGTTCTCGAATACCGCCACCCGATCCGAGATGTTTTTGTAGCCATTCCATAGCTTGCTCTGTACTTCTCACATCTCCCGCCTCCAAAATACATTCCTGAAATATCATTGTGTAATCATTTTCTACATTTCCTACAATCAATTCTATAATATCACGATCCGTTACGACTCCGAGGGCACGGAAAACGATAAAGAGCGGAACTTCGGCTTTGATACGCGGTAGGGTCAATCGGATATGTTCAGGACCGGTTGTAATTTTTGCATTGTAAATAATCTTCACAGCCACGTTTTTCGGTACGCCCTCGTTTTCTGGACCTATAGATTTACATTCAATAATTTCGGCTTCCTTATGTTTTGCTTTATTGTTACGGAATACGAACATGCGATTTTCTGCCATACGTTCTTGGCTGAGAATCACACGTTCGCCACCTTGTACGATAAAATATCCGAATGGGTCCGCAGAGCATTCGCCAAGTTCACGTGGGTGTTTTTCAGGGCTTTCGGAGAGTAAGCAATACTTTGAACCAACCATAACGGGGATTTTACCCGCAAGGACACGCTGGAGCGTTCTGACGCGCGTTTCTTTTGAACCTTTTCCTGGGTCGGTCATCGTTGTTGTAACATCCATATCCAGATAGACGGGGGCGGCATAGGTAAAGTTACGAAGTCGCGCATCATTTGGGTACATCGGTGTAAGCGCACCATTATTTTCAAAGATTGTGGGCTTACGAATACTGACGTTTTTGAATTGTATAACTACCTCAATCTCACGCGGCGGACCGCCGTGGGGCGATTTACCGCCTGGTAGCGCGGTAGCGGGCGCAGTGCCTGACGGTGTTGTTACCGAATCGTCCACGCTAACACGAATCGCTGTTCCTGCGGTTCCTGCTGCGGCACGTGTCGTACCCGTTAACGTTAAATCAGGAGACCCTACAACACGAACGGGACAGGACCGTTGGATTGTATCTACGACATCAAAATCCATAAAGTGGTTAAAGCTCGCGATTTGATGATAGATAATCTGGCGATTGTCATGTTGCTGGAAATAGAGATCCAATATCCGTTTCCATGCAGTATCCATCGTATGTTTCTGTTAAGTCGAGAAAGGCTTCTAAATAGAATCAAATTTTACCAATGTTTAGACCGTCGCGTCTGTTGTCTAGATGTACGATTCCCGCGGCGAAGTTTTCGCGTGCCTTTTCGTGCGCGAATACCTATCGCGTGTTCCCGTATCTTTCCCAGTAAAGTACGTAAAACATGCCTTGGTGTTGGCATTAAGCAACCCTCAGTATTCGACAGTTGTGAAATATCCGATTCATCAAAATATGTTATGCGTTCAAACATTTTTTCTTTCGTTTCCGTATTCATTGTAACGAATATCACATCGTTATTAAACAGTTTTATTCCAAATTGTTTCTTTAGAAAATTCGAATGTGATACAACTACCGCACGGTAGACGGTTTCTTCGCTACCTAATGCTGACATGCGTGTTACGGGTGTAAAAAATGGTTCCAAATCGTCGCCTTTATCATGAATCCATTTCATAAACGAACCCCAATTGGCACGTTTTCCGTAACGAAGATCCCCGCGTTCATCCATTCCTATTTGTCGAACAATTGCTGGGTCAAGAATCGTTCGCTGTTTTTCAACAGAAAGAGGAATATTACTCGGTCCTAGTCCCGTTTCACCAATATGAGGAAGAATATGAATGGGTTTTTGAGCGTCATGTGCTAGCATATGGAATGCCGTTTGTTGCGCTCGCATTAAAAAAGACGCTCCGATAGAGTACGCATTATCTGGAAAGCGTTCTCCGACAATAGATTGTAAAATGTTCGCCTTCTCTTGGGACCTCTCAATTCCGAATGCGGTTAATTCGGGGTCTCTATATAAATGAGATACAACACTATCACGATATTTCATAGCATTCGCACACGAAACACCGTGGCGAACAAAGATAATTTCTAAGAGTACCATCTTAACATGGTTTTTGTTTTCTTTTTTACAATTCTATACCAAAAAAGTACAAACCAAAAAACCAAAAAACCAAAAAAACCAAAAAACCAAAAACAAAAAATTGATTTATTGACATCTTTTATTTCCAACAGTATCCCAAATGAGTTTTATTCGTACGCATCTTGAAAATGCGAAAGAGCATGTCAGTGAAGCAGAGCATGAAGTCAAAATTGTTATGTCTGAAATCCTGAAACGTAAAATAAACGATATTGCGAATATTGGCTCGCTACGCGATGCAAAACGTATGCTAGAAGATGTGTATAAGATATTAGATAGGGTACAACACAATATTGGTACAATTTCTTATGATACAGAAGTAGAAGAGGGACGATGAGTGCGGTGGCTGTTTTTATGAGTGCGGATATACAAGGTGATGCGGTCGCAACACAGGAACAGCATGGTATTCGGCTAGTCGCAAAACTTACTAAACTTCCACCCGGAAAACACGGCTTCCATATTCATAAGGCGGGTGATTTGCGCGGTGAAGGGTGTAAGGGTGCGTGTGAACATTTTCATAAAGGTCAGATGAAAACGCACGGGGGGACGCCCAGGTTCACACGGAGCAAGACATACTGGTGATTTAGGAAACATTGAAGAAAACGTACGATACAGTTATTTTTTACCGAATCTGCGCGTTTCGGAATTATGGGGGCGTTCTTTAATTATTCATGCGGACGAGGATGATTGTGGAAAAGGAACCTTTGAAGATAGTACAACCACAGGACATTCGGGTGGACGTATCGGTTGCGCTATTTTTGGGCGCGCACTTTCCCTTTGCACAAACGGAACGCGTAAGAAACGAAGAACTTCCTAATGGGCTAAAGTCCAATCATATTCACCACACTACAAGTCGTCGCAATAATAATATTTCTTATGAATAGGAATGAGCAATAGTAATGATAACAAGAAACCAAAACGATCGGTGAGTGTTACAAATGGTGGAAGTCCGTGGTCGCTTATAGGTGCGCAAATAACACCCCCATTAACACCTCATTCACATTCACCGCCACCGCCTGCTACACCCCCGACAATTGTAAGACCCAATGCCACTGTTATACGTAGCCCTATACGTGGAACATATGTGCCATTTGGCGGCGCGGGTTCCGCGTTTGCTTCTGCTACAGGTACGGCTTCTCCTGCTTCAGCTTCCGCTCCTGCTGCGACTGTTATTTCAGGTAAGGCTGCTCCTTCTGCTTCTTATGCGTCTGGAGGTGGTTCGGCTGCGACGTTTCCTACCTTTAGTGTTGCTTTGGCTCCTTATTCGCCACACGCATCATCAAATTTAGCACAGCGCCAATTGAATTTCAATAGACGACAAAAAGCAGCGATTGCGAAAAACAATGAAGGATTCGACATGGGAATAAATCCTTCATTATCTCGACAAGAAGAAACATTACGTACATTAGGATTACATCACTCTCAACGACCATCAAGAAGAAAAGGTCGTAAGTCTAGCCGAAAAAACAGAAAGAACCGTTCATCGTGATGCGAATATAATGAAAAAAATGAATACAATCGCTTTCAAATAGTCTTTTGTAGTATCACTTCCCATAATGCCTACAATTCCAGCAAAATATACAATTCCGCTTTCCTACATTCCGAATGTAAAGGATTTGTTGGTTGTAGGCGAACTATTAATTCCATTGACGTATAATATCATTCGTATCTATATAAATAAGAATGATATGAAACAGGTTATTATTTGGTTTCGTGGCTGGCTAGAACATGGTGAATGGTATATTCAACAAAACGGACTCGTTATGGAGTCTATAGCAGACCTATTGGATATTCACGTTCAACGTATTTGTCCATTGAATGTTCAAGTAAGCATATGGTATGTATACCGGCATATAAAAAATGATGAAGGTCGTTGGCTCACGTTTCCTTTACATAAATTAACAGATGCATCGATTGATACATTAAAATGGTCCGATTTCGTAACAACGATTCCACGAATCCTGAAAATGTCAATTAAAACCACAGATTAAAAACAGGAAAAACAGGAAAAACAAGACCAGTTATTCATTGCCTTTTGAACGTTCGGCTGCATGAGGAGCAGATTGAGTGATGCTTCAATCATCGTATCAAAGTCGCTACGTCTATCCGCGGGTATTACATTGTATTTTTCAACAATAAAATCAAATAGTTTGATTACAAGTTGCTTTACGAGTTCAGGTGTTAGTTTGAACGACCCAATGGAATTTATAGCAGTCGATATGACAAAAATAAGTTCGGGAACATCGGAGACTGTGATTTGCCCATCTTTCATTATTTTTTGGACTGAAATAGCAACCGTATTTAAGAAGGTTGAATTTGTCGATATGGTGACGAACGCAGTTTCAAGGTTGGATTGCGCGATAGGAGCAGATTTAGGTTTTACGTCTTCTTTGGATGGTGCGCTTGTTGATGCTAATTCTACATTTCCTGTGGGTGTTACAGATACAGTGGATGGTTTTGGCTCATCATTCTTTGTCGGTGTTACTGACGCTGAACTAGGAATAGCCGGAATTACAACATTTCTTACAGGACTTGTATCCGTCTTAGAAGGCGCTGGTGTCATTTCAACCGATGTTGAGCCTGATACAACAATCGGTACACTATCGGATGGTGTAGGAACGACGACGTCTGGCACAACAACGACTTCTGGCACAACAACGACTTCTGGCACAACAACGACTTCTGGCACAACAACGACGTCTGGCACAACAACGACACT